TATATCGCGTCTGCTGCTGGACTAACCGGGACTGTCGCGCAATGTCTCGCAGATCAAACAGAGTTGATGCAATACGGTGGTACAGCCTCTGCTGGCGTGGTCAGGCGAGTTGGGGCGAGTGGTGTACACGGTTTTCAACAGCCATTCTATCTTGGCTCTCATGCACTGTGGGTGGATAGCACCGGAGACTTGCGTATCAAAAACGGCGCTCCAACAAGCGATCTTGATGGTGTTGTAGTTGGTACTCAAACTTAACCCCATACACGCCCCTGACAGACCATGACCTCCTCCCTCCTCCGCTCCCGCGCCTAACACTCTAAGGCACTGACATGACCGTAACAGTCAAAGTGCTGATTCCCGCAAACTAACTTGCTCACTCATCATGGCTGACGTCGAATCGAGACTTATGACCCACGAAGCGGTTTGTGCAGAGCGTTACGCCGGTATCAATGCTCGGCTCAAGCGTCTTGAAACCATCCTGATCGGATCAGCCGGAGCCATCATCCTGCTGCTCTTGTCGCTCGCGCTCAAGCTGCGATGAACTTCGACCAGTGTTTTAGCAAACTGTTAGGTCACGAGGGTGATTTTAGCGATCACCAGGATGATCCTGGCGGTGCGACTCGGTTCGGGGTGACCGAGGCAGTGGCTCGGCGTGTCGGCTATCGTGGCGACATGAAGGAACTGCCTTTGGATCTCGCCAAGCGCATCTATCGTGAGGACTACTGGAATCCGATCCGCGCTGACGATCTGCCTGCTGATATTCGCTACATCGTCTTTGATGCGGCAGTGAACTCAGGAGTGCAGCAGGCGTCTTTGTGGCTACAGCGATCCTGCAATGCTGGCTTGGATGGTGTCATCGGCCCCAAGACCATTGCTGCCGCCAATGCCGCCGACTGGCAGGATCTGAAGATGAAGTATCTGTCTCAGCGACTGCGGTTTATGACTGAACTCAAGAACTGGCCTAGTTTCTCCAGAGGCTGGACACGGCGCATCTGCGACCTGATGGAATCCAAATGAATCCACTCCTGATCGGCACTGTGCTTGAGGTCGGCAAGACCATTCTGGATCGCTTTGTGCCTGATCCAGAGGCCAAGCGCCAGGCCGAGATGGAAATGATCCGCATGGCTGCTGATGGCGAGTTGAAACAAGTCATCGCGCAACTGGAGATCAATGCCAAGGAAGCCACTCATCCAAGCGTCTGGGTGGCTGGTTGGCGTCCTGCGTTTGGATGGTGCGGCGCAGCAGGGTTCGTCTATGCGACGATGGTTCAGCCCCTGCTGGCCTGGGGCGCTGCGATCAAAGGATGGCCTGAGCCTCCGTCCCTCAACCTCGATTTGTTGTGGGTTGTGATTACCGGGATGTTGGGGATTGGTGGCTTAAGAACAGTTGAGAAGATGAGGGGTGTTGCTTCGCGCTGATACGCGCCAGCAGCCTCGCCTTCCTAAACGTCCTGCGGATGTCGGTCTTGTGTGAAGGGACGTACTTGAACCGGGGATCTAGGATCGAGAGAGTCGGTTTCATTGTCTGCCTTTCTGTTGTCGATATTGTTTGACAGCGTTTCTCAGCGCCGTCTGGGTACTAGCCTTCTCATCGAGGGCTAGGGCTTGAGCCTGATCAAGAGTGTCTTGCATCAGGATTCGGTGGCACATCACAGGTGCGCCCTGCCCTTGTCGTCTGACTCGGGCGTTAAACTGCTCATACAGATCCAGTGACCAGTTAAGCCCGTACCACACAAGGATGTGGCCGTTCTTCTGTAGTCCGTCGATCCCGTGACCCATAGACGCAGGGTGGCCGATCATCAGCGGACACTCACCGCTCTGCCACCTACGCATCGCTTCGACCAGTGACCCTTCGCTCTTGCAGTCGGTCAGGTTGATCGGGTTCAGCTTCTTGAACCGCTCCATGATGCGCTGCGCATCAGACCGATAAGCGTAGGCGCACAGCACCGGGGAGCCTTGAGCCTCATCGAGAATCTCCTCCAGCGCATCGAGTTTCAACTCATGCACCGGCTCCCACAGCGGCAGGCCAGCAATCGGGTACATCGCGCCGTTGGAGAACTGGAGGCACTTGTTGGTCAGTGCTGCTTGATTGAACACCTCGATCTCTTTACCACTGTCGAGCACCAGGAAGAACTCCTTTTCCAGTTGCTCGTATCTATCGCGCAGATCGTCAGGCATGTCGATCTCGACGTTGTTGATGATCAGATCCGGTAGCGGGTTGTAGTCCTCGGCGCTCATCTCTAGCGTGATGTCGCTGATCAACTGCTTGATGATCGTCTCGGTATCATCGAACGGCACTTCTTTGTATGGCCCGACCTTCTTGTAGAACCGGGTGCGGAACGCTGTCTTACTGGTGCCCAGGCGCTTGCCAGAGTCCACTACCAAGAACTGACCATGCAGATCCTTGTAGCCGTTGGAGGCGGGGGTGCCGGTCAACCCAGTTGTCCAGTCGAACTGATTTGCAATCTTCATGAACGAACGCACCCGATCCGTGGTGCTGTTCTTCATCTTGCTTACCTCGTCCCACACGATGCCGTTGAAGGGCAGCGGGCGGTTCTTGCTGACGAAGTAAGTCTGTAGCGTCTCGGCCAGCCAGCCCAGTACATCGTAGTTCATCAGGTACACATCGGCAGGGCGCAGCAGAGCACGGGTGCGCTGATCCTTGGTGCCCGCGACCATACTGAACCGCAGATGCTTGGTGTGCTGCCACTTGAGCGCCTCCTGACGCCAGACCAGTCGGATCACACGAATCGGGGCGACGATGATCACACCGCGCAGGAAGCCAGTGCCCAACAGGTGCGCGAGGCTGGTGAGCGTGATGACCGTTTTACCCAGACCCATGTCGAGCCAAAGCATCGACTGCGGGTGACTACACTGGTGGTTGACTGCCCGCTTCTGATAGTCGTGCAGTAAGTTTGGAGTCAGCATCCCAGCACCATCGTATCCACCATCACGCGCCCATCCTCCACGTTGTCGATGACGAACACCATGACCTTGTGGCCGCGCAGCCTGTGATGCTCGCGCTCCTGGGAGTCAGTGGGCTTTTGTCCCGTGCGTTTAAACTCGCAGAAGAACATGCGCCCATTGGGTAGGATGAACAGACGATCGGGCACAGCGGCTCGCGCTGGACTGGTGAACTTGTAGACCAGCAGTCCTTTGGACTTGGCGTAGTCGCAGACCTTGGCTTCAATCTGTTTTTCGAGCACCGTTTGTCTCCAGTTCGATCAGTAAGTCGATGTAGTGTTTGGCTTTTTCCAAGTCAGCGATACCGTTCTTCTTGCGCCATCGACTGACGTACTTGATCACATTTCCCTCCATGTACCCGATGTTGTTGGCGTGAATGTATTCAACTGGTTGAATCGGTAGGTCTTTGTAGTGGTTGCCCAAAATCTGAATATTCAACGCTGACATGTTTCCAACTCCTCTTGTTGCGAATGTGCCAAATTGCTCCAACAGATACGTTGAACTTTCTAGCAAGTTCCGAATGGCTTGTTGATGTAGTCAATGCTTCAATTACTTGGTTTTCCGTAAGTTTGCATGTATTCACCTTACGACCATGAACCCAAGTGTTGTGCAGCTTTGAGTCGTGGCTGTTTTCTGCGGGTGTTCCCCATTTCAAATTTGAAGCATTGTCGTTATGGTTATTACCATCAAGGTGTCTTACAACCTGACCTTTTGTTGGCGCACCGTGCCACATTTCGGCAACAAGTCTGCACACTCTGAACGTTTTCGTTTTTCCGTTATTAAGACGTATCGTAACTTTGGCATACCCGTCTTTATCTCTATTAGGTGTAAGAAGTCGTCGGTCTGTTGGTATTGGTGCGTAATTTCTATATGGTTTCCATGACGCAACTTGTCCATCTGATGAAACTTCGTAACTATCCGCAAAAGGTAATCTTTTCCAATTCATGCCAGTCTCAATGTCAGTTTCTCAATCTCTCGAACATAGAAGTCAAACTCCACAGGCAGCACGGCGTCCTTGATGTTGTTGCACACCTGGACACCCCAGCCGCTCTGAACTCCGATGCCTCGCCACTCGGTTTTACCCTTGAGTGGAGGCATCCACTTCCTAAGCGGCTTGCCACCCTTGGCGACGTAGTAGCGCGAGGTGTTCTGCACACGCTCCTCGCCCCACTGCAAGTAACTCGAACGAGGTACCTTGGCCCGCAGCATGAAATCCATGCGATCCGGCCACCGTTCCACCGTCTCGCGGATCGGCACACCTTCGAGTAGCACCTTCTCGGCCACCTTTGGGATCACCAGCGCCGAGGCGTCCTGATGCCACAGCGCACCCCACTCATAAGCACCCTTGCGCTTGACTGCGCCGCTGGTGTACTGGGCCAGATAGTTATTCACATCCCGAATCATCATGACCCGGTAGACCGCTTCCTCAAGAGTCAGCCCGGTGCGCTGCTCCCAGTCAGCGCGAACCATGTCCAGGCTCATTTTTTGAGCCTTGGGTACGCGCACCGTGATGCCGTCAGTGTTGATCTGCACGATCGACAGACCAGGGATCTTCATCAGGTTCTCGGCCAGCAGGCACAACAGCAGTTGCCCGTTGAGCGTGATGCTCATGGTGAACAGCGGGTCGTAGAACACACTGAACTGGTTGTTGCTGTCCCCGTATACGCCGTTCAGGGCCAGCTTGAGCATGGCGCTCTCGCTGG